CGGCTGCTAGTTTTTGTACTCCAACTAAAGCATTTTTATCTGGCATACCACCATCTCTCGCTTCATTTAATCCAGTTACATCTCTTATCATTTGTAAATAATAATTGTAATTACCAATAAGCGCTTGTATTTTATTACCACCAGAACCAGATGTTATTTCTTGAATAGGTACTTTACCTGGATTCATATCACCATCTTGTGTAAATGATCTACCAATAACACTACCTGTTTGGAAGAACATGTTTAAAGCTTCTTGTGGATTATAGTTTGTACCGTTACCTAAGTCTATTTCAGCTAAACCATCAGCATCTAAATAAACACCATCTGGCACCATGCGAGCCATTACTTGTTGTAGTTTTAAATGAGTTAATTGAATCATGTCAGCGAAACTTGTTACACGTTTTACTAACGAATCTATTTTACCATTATACATTCTAGGCGCTACAATAGAATAATTCATTTTAACCTTAGTAAAATCACTTTTAGGACGCATCATGTTTTTTGACATTTCCCATTTAAGTAATTTATCAGTACCTAATATCATAGCTCCTTCGTAAAGAGTTTCTATTGATCTTAACAATTTACCATATCCACCTTCTTTATCTTTTGGTGGATCAAACCGATCATCTTTAGGTATTATTTTATCCGCACCAGTACCTGTTTCTTTTACTTTATAAACCTCATTCATATAGGTTTTGTAATTAAAATATAATATATCAATTTTATTGTTGTCTTCCTTGTCTATAGAATATCTATTTTGATTATCTCTATTAGATTTATTTTTCATTATATCTTCAAGATCTTCATGCTCTAAATGTGGAAATTGTTTTGCTAATTCATTTACTGGTATAGATTTTACCTCACCAACATAATATATATCGTCAAAATAAGGGGAATCTGTATATGAGTAAACCAAGTTTGCTGGATCAACGTAATCTATAGTTACACCTTCCGAGGTGTTAAAATTAGTTTTTACAGCACCAATACCCAATACAGTTAAGTCGTAATAAAAACGTTTTTTAATTAATTCATAATTATTACCCTCAAACAATACTTTTAAAGCTTGCTCTTCAGCTAACTCAACAGCTTGTTTGTAATTTAACTGCATGTGAAGAGCTAATTCCTCCTCTGATTCCGGTAGTTCTTTTTCATCATTTTCATATAGATTCATGTTCATCGTTTGTGCAGCTATATCATTAAACTGTTTAGCATCCATATCTCTCATTATAGATTCCATGTATTCAGTTCTTTTTTCTACACCATAAGGATCTTGTGAAAACGCTTTTATATCGTATGTTCTTTCGGCTATACCATTAACCACTATATCTACAAATTTAGATATAATTGGAACTGGTTTCCAGTCTAAATTTAAATAGGACAAATCACCATTTATAGATAACTCATCCTTATATTTCTGTATAGATTGTTCGCCTCTAGCGTACAATTTTAAATTATGAAAATTATTATAATTGTTTCTATATCTATTATTATTTCTATCGTTATTAAACCATTCAGTTTCTATAGCTTTAGCTACTTTTAAACCATAATCGTAACTTAACTTTTCTGCATCGCTGACAACTTGACTTGGGAAATAACTTTTGTTAGAATATGCCATATTTATTCTTTGATTATTTTAGACATATTTCCTTTGTTAGAATATTTAGAAATATGTATATTTAATTTTGGTTTTTCAATTTTTACGTTTGGTGCATATAAATGTCTGTTGTTAGCCATTATTGCTAAACCACTACTTATTGTTGCGTCAAACTTAGTTCGCTTAGTTATATCAAATCTACTCCAATCATTTAATAAAGTATTGAAATATAAATCTCCAAACGTTCCATCTTGCTTCATGCCTACGTGATCTTGAATATACATTTCAATCGCCGCCGCGTGAGCTTGTTTTATATCTTCACTTGAGTTAGGTATTCCACCTACTTCTTTTTCAGCTACAGATAATTTATTCCAAACTTTATCTGGTCTATTCATACTGAAACCTCTATAACCTCTACGTCTCAAATAATACAAAAGTCTAGGTTTATTATTCTCCGCAAGTATTGGCATACCATAAAACACTAATGCCATTAATACATCTTCAAAAAATATTTCTGCCGTAGGTGGTCTCGATAAGTATTCTAAAAAGAAGCTATTAGCTGGAGCGTCCTCCATACTGAACCTAGTAAGCCCGTGAAGTGCTCCTTTCGAACCTTCACCATCTACGGTCCCGGATATATCATATGAGTCACATCCAAAAGCACCCATATGTTCATTACCAGGATATTTAATACCATTCTTAAGTAC